ATTTCCTGATGTCGTTCGTCGGCTGTCGTCCAGAAGTTTTCGCCCGACATACATTGACATACGTGGGCTACCTATAAAAAGTTTTCGGTTCAGAGGCCGAGCGCCTGACGTTGCTCGTCCGGTGGCGTCCCGTCCATCTCATTGTGGCAGTCACGACATAGCAAAATCAAGTTATCCTCATAGTGGGCGTCTGTCCGGTTCTCGAACGTGTGTTCTGGTATGATATGATGGCAGTCTGGTATTTGCCCAAGCTCCTCTGCTGTGGCTCCGCATTCTTGACACTTGTAATCATCGCGTTCTCGGACACTATTCCGAACAGACGCCCAATTCGCACCACGATAATTGTGTTCCCAATCACCACCCTTAAAGTTTGGATTTCCTTCACCAGCATATCGATTCTCGTTGAACTTGCCAAGGCACTTCATATCGCAGAAGAAATTATCCTGCTTCCTGATACGTTTAGGCCAGACCTTCTTAACATTTTCTGCTCCACAGTGAGTGCAATCGACAGAAATTTTCCCACCCTGATAACTATTGTGTTCTTCTGGTGGCTGAGCTATCTGAAATTGTCGGTGGCACTCTCGGTCGCAGAAAACATTTTCCTTATCTTCGAGTTGATATGGATATTTCTCTACATCATCGTCACAAAAATCGCAGGATACAGTGAGTGGCATAAATTCTACCTTACACTGTGCAATAGAACGTCCAGCCTTATAAAGCTTTCGGTTCAGACATCCTGCATGAGTTCTTGGATGCGGTCGAAGTCGTCAGGCTCGCCGTCGTCGGAGCGGTCACGTTTATAGATAGGCATTCGCAGGTTGTCGCCAGTGCCGAGTCCACGGGCCTCAACCTCGATGGTTCGACCGAGCCACTCGTCTTGATTGTTCCAGATAGCCTCTCGCTCACCGTCAGAGAAGCCGGAGCCGGAGCGCCCGAGGCTTACCCCATCCGCAGACTCAATCGTCACAGCGCCGAGCGTGCCGCTTTTCTCACCCGTCGCTTCCTCGAATCCAGTGATGACTACATCGACTGTGTTCGCGTCGAGCTTCACCTTCTGCCAATAGGTCGAACGCTTGCCGAACTCGTATGGACCACGATTGTCCTTCACGATTATTCCCTCATCTCCCGCTTCGAGGGCGTCGTCTTTTGCTTGCTCTATGTCGTACTTCACAGGCACGATATTCAGGCGCTCATCATCGACGGAGTTGACGAACTCCATCGCCATATTGAAGCGGTCCTCGAAGTCGGACTGGCTAATGTCGTCACCCTGATACACGATGCAGTCGAACACGTCGAAGTACATCTCCGTACTGCGGTCTACGTTGTCGGCGTCTCGTCCAACTCGGGAGGACGTGTCAGAGTATGAGCCTGTCTCAGCGATAACCTCTGCGTCGATGATATATTCACCACGCTCAGGCCAGTCCATCTCGTTCAGTTCGGGGAGGCTTTGAGTCTCGTCGTTTCGCTGACGAGTGAAGGCGTAGGCCTTTGGGCCAATCTCCTCTTGTTTGATGTGGATGACCATGCGGTATCCGTCGATTTTCTTCTGGCAGACAGGATTCTCCGGTTGCCCACGGCTCTCGGGAACTGCGAGCATGGGGTCGAACGGGCGACCTACAGTCGGGACAGTCGGTAGCGCGTCCTCTTGGGCGAGGCGAATGAACTCGGTCGTCGTCTCAGTGAAAGCCTCTCGGTGCTTGCGCTCAGCACGAGTCCCGTCGAAGAAGGCTTCTCGCATCTGACTCGTGCCAAGGCCGATGCTCTCGTCGTCCAGAAGGGCGAGCGTCACGAGACTCGGCTCACGGTGCTTCTCCAAGCAGACTTCGAGATACTCTCGCTGAGCAGTGCCGGAGCGTCGAGCGATGGAGTCGAGGTCTGCGCGGAGTTCCGAAAGCGAGTCCTCGGCAGTGTGTGCATCGTCGGTCACTATCTCGTCAGAGGCCAGCGCCGCACTGACAGTATCGTAGTCATCCACAGCGAGCTGTGGATACGTGTTCTGCACCGCAGAACCCACTGTCGCAGGACCAACGCCAGCGTCGTCGTAGCGTTCGCCAGTTACGATGTGTCCAACCTCCTCGGTGTAGACATCCACGAACCGCTCCTGCTTACGAGCCTTCGAGCCTTTGCCGGACTCGTTCTTGATGTAGTCGATGGCCGCTCGTAACTCGCTCTGTGTTACTTCACTCATATTCCTAAATACACCGGCTATACTAATAAACCTTTGGCTCAATTTCGTTGTGATGCTCTCTACACAGTACCAACAAATTGCTCATGTCGTGGTTCTCTAAGTCTGTAAACCTATTTGGTATAATGTGATGGACCTGTAAACTCTTACCATTCCTACACTTATTCCTGTCACATTGTGGATGTTCGCAAGTATAGCCTGCTCGTTCCAACGCCATTTGGCGTTTCTTGCTCCAGTCGCCTAAGCGCCTTTTTCGAGGTCCATCAAGTCGTTGATATTTACCGTAACAACTTGCAGAGCAGAAGTTCCTATCATAAACCTCTGATGGTGAGCGTTTGAACTCTTTACCACATTCGTCACACTCAAGGTCAACCTTCTTCGAGCGGCCAGTCTGAGCGCACTCGTGGCTACAGTAATTAACCTCCTTAACTTTTGAGGGGTTTCTATCAAACTTCTCACCACACACGGCACACTCACAGGTCTGCGGCATCGAGGCGCATCTCTCCGAGGTAGTTTTCGCAGACTACTTTAAGTGCCTCGCCAAGAGGCACAGAATCAGTTCCAAATTCGGTGTCTCGTACTTCCTCCAAGAGAGCCTTCTCTCGCTCGGAGACTCGAATACTTGTCTCTCGTCCCATACTGCATACTACGGTATGCAGGTACTTAAATCTTCCGGTTCCCTTATAGTTTGCGACGAATCTGCTCAACCGTGTCAGCACTTGACTCACTCGTATCGATGTCCACTCGCTCTCGGTCGATGTGGTCGAAGCGTTCTCGCACAGCACGATACACTTCGACACCAGCGCCGTCGTCCGGTCGCGCTTCGAGTCGAGCGCGTAGCTCCTGCCAGTCAGTGCAGTGGACTCGAACGACAGTGAAGTCGCTGTCCGTCATGTTGGCGATATGCTCAGCACGGTCGATGCTACTACTATCTGAGAACGTTGCGTCGAGGACGACGCTCTTGCCTGATTCGAGGTAGCGGCGTCCACGGTAGAACATCTCACCATACATCACGTAGCTTTCAGCCACGTCGTAGTCTGGTTCGTCGTAAATCTCGTGCCGAAGCTCGTCACTATGGATGACTAATGCGCCAAGATGTAGCCCGATGTGTTCGGAGACGAACGTCTTGCCAACGCCCGTCTCCCCTGCGACAACGATTAGCTGAGTCATGCAGGAAAATACGAGAGCTATCTACTTAACAGTTATGCTTCCCAAGTTGCGTAGCATCGGAGGTTGTATTCATCCTCGATATACCCGGTAACGTCTCGACCCCGAGCGCCCTCGTACCCCTCTTTACTGTCCACTTTTTCCACGACACCATCCTCGATATTGAAGACAGTACCATATCCACTGTCACTTGTGTCGTTTGCTGAGACAACAACAATGTCCTCAGCTTCGGGAAACTCATCGGCCAGAATCTCAGCAGTAGTCTGGTGATTTGCACCACGCTCGACCTGAACGGTTCGGTCAGCATATCCTTCAGCAGTCCATACTTCTGTACCCTGATAGGCTTCTCGAAGCTCTCGGTCGATTTGTTCGTTCGCCTCCTCGTCTGATGCGTGAAGTGTCACGGCAGTCCATCCACTCATTGTACTCTACAGTAGGAGTGCTATCCTAATAAGTGTTTGGCCACTTGTACTCAAATCCGGGTAGTGGCTCTCCCATATATTCCCAAAGCTTTCTTGAGTCTGACTGATTAAACCTCAAGTTAAAGGAGCGTTGGGATTCATGTGGTACTGGCTCAACATCTATATGTTCAAATAGCTCCAGCAAGTATCCAATATTATCCGATTCATTATTACAAGATATTGCTATATGTGGTTTTGAATTATACGTTTCCATACTACCATCACAACAGTACCAGATTTTTAAGATGGTCGGTGTTAATTTCAAATTCTCTGGAAATTTCTTCCCATCTTCGCCATACCAGCCTCTCCATTCCCACAAATGTTCAACAGACTTACTTCTAAGCGTGTACTTATCACTGTAGTTTTGTTCTACAGCATTTGGGCTAAAGCCTGATTCTCGGTTCTCTTTTGCCGCTTCACTCGCAGTTTGTGTTAAAGTATAACCATTACTTAACCACCCAAGACTTCCATCCACCCAAGATAGAAATGGCTCTGTAATCATCTTTACGTGTAGAGAAGGATTTTTATTTGGAACTACAACAGCACCATCTCCCATTACAAGTCCGGTAATTATCTCTCGCTGTTTCTCAGATAGTTCTGGCACGGAGCAATCTTTTGAGCGCGACCAGTGTGTGGCAAGTTGAGAATACTGATTCTCACATAAGGGACATACTTCAGACATACTAAGGTATTATGTCTACAGACACTTAAGTCTTTTGGTCGCTTCAGGCTGATAGATTGAATTTGGTTTCAGGCCGCATTACATCAAGGTGAGTTTCACAGTTAACCGCTTCGAGGAACCATCCCTCAAATAGATGTCGGTTTCGATTCAACAATGTTTTAAAGGAACTATCCAAGAGATATGTGACTGCTTCATCATCCTTAGACCGGACAGCACGACCGGCGGCTTGTTGGAGGTTGATAATTGCACAATTGTTGTACCAATCCCAGTCACCTAACTCATTCAGTCGGTACGATACACGCTCATCGCCAACAAATGGGAAACTTGCTTTGGCGACAACTTGCCATCGAGCCTTATCACCATCAAGAGATATTCCCTCATCTTGGGCAACAGAGAGGAATATCTGCTTGTCGGAGCGGAGCCATTTCTCCAGCGAACCCTCTCGGTCGTCGGGGTCCTGTGGCATGGTACGGTGCTTCACAGAAGCACCAAGG